CTCTGCGCACTGAGACATTGATTGAGCATCCCATACGTGTGCAGCAGAGTGGTCTCTTCCATCGCCTCTGGCAACGTCTGCCGATATTACGTATCTTGCCTTTCCGTGAGCTTGAAACCAACGAAAAAGATTCCTATCCCAGTGAGCTCTCTCTGCTGGCTGCATCGTTCCATCTCTCAACCAATTCATTGCTTCTGTCGTTATGACAGTATCACCAGACGCATTAAAGTTGCATTCAAGTTCCTGAGCGACGTCTCTTGGAGACATGTTTGCTGCTTTGATTTCATTAACAAGCCACGTCGATGTCTTGAAACCCTTTCTATCTGGATCGTCTCTTAAGTCAGAGATTCTTTCAGGATGCCTCCACCACATAAACACATGAGGCTTAAAGTCGTTGGTACCCTCTTCTGCCTCTGAATAAATCTGATGGAATTTGTTTCCTACGCCATTTGGAGTAGACAACACGACAGCTCTACCACCAGCAGCAACTGTAGGATAAAGTCCTGTCCACAACTCATCGAATCTTTGGACGAATGCAGCTTCGTCGATGATAAGAAATGAAACAGCTTCTGAACGTCCTGCATCTTCTGACGTTGCAATCGCAGCTATTCTTGATCCGTTACTTAGTTCTATTGACAACTTATTATCGGTTGTAACATCTGCCAACATCAACCACTTCGGAAGTTTCTTTAGAGCTGTGGCAACCTTACGAATAATGTTCTTGGCAGTATCTGCCTTGGACGCCATTACAATGATATTCTTTTCTCTGTGGAATAACATCAGCCACGTTGCATATGCAGCAGTGACTTCAGATATACCAAGTTGTCTTGCTTTTAAGACTACGTTAAAACGGTGCTTAACGTAGTCTTGAACTAGTTCTTCTTGATAGTCAAACATTGTAAAGGGTATGAGCCCCCTTACAGGATGCTTGATCTTAACATACTTTCGTATGAAGTAACAAGGATCCTTTCCGCACATGATGATTTCATTGCGCAGAATTGATTTGTTCATTTATCCAATCTCAAAGAAACGCCACGAAGCATACATGTAACGTTCATTCAAGCTAACCTTCTGTACAGAGTAATTCTCCATCTCCTTCTTTTCAGAAAGATCTAGTGTTTCCTTTGTACGAGACTTAAATTCCTTCTTGATGTTCTTTACAGTTTCTGTTAGTGCTTTTCTAGCAGTCTCTTCAACATCTCTCATTCTAACTGGAAGGTGCATTTCATAGCAATGATATGTCAACTTCATGAGGTTTCCAGTAAATGTAACCCTCACATTAACAGCTGGAGAATCATGAACTTGATCTCTTACTATCTCAGTTATAACAGAAAGTGTCTTATCTAAATGACGGTGCTCTTCACCGTATTCAGTCATTTCAAAACTCTCAGGCTTTTTATCCATTTTGGGTGCTCCGAAAAGAAAGTTTCCCACTTCTAACTAGAGGCTAGCTGTGGAAAAGTGACGTAGATATCAATAACTTGAAATAGATTTCTTAAAAGCTTCAAGTTGTTCAGGCGATGGCCTCCATCCAGACTTCCATCTTTCTTCTCTACCTTCCACAAATTGAATAAAACAATTCACGCAGACACCATGATCCATGTAAGTGTACGTTGACTTACCTTTCATTAAAAATTCACATTGAGGGCAGAATGTTGGAACTCTATATTCATTAGTCATATCAAGGCTTTATAATCCAGAATGAGGCTCTACCCTCATGTTGATGTCCACTATCATCTTTTAAGTTCATTTTGATAGTAGAAACTCCGTCTGCTACACTCTTGTCTATTAGAAACTTACAGTTTATCTTTCTTCCCCATTTTTCATATTCAAACTTCATGGGTTTACCATCTGAATCTAAACATAGAAGTTCTGAAAGATGTCCGTTTTTAAAAGATCTTGGATCTAGAACTATTTTGAACTCGTAATTCCCTAGTTCATGATATGTTTCGCGGAGATTATAGAGTACAAACTTTTGTTTTGATTGCACAATTACCTCGCAAAAGGATGCCAAATGAATTGAACGCCAAGATATTTATCAATTCTATCAGAGATACCTATCCAGACATGAGGTCCAACTTCGAACTTGCCAATCTTATAACTTGCACCTACTCCAGCTAAAATTCCGAATCCAGTTCCAGCTTGACCACCGGCAAGATCTGCACCAACACCAATATTCTCATACCAACGAGATTCTAACATGAATGGATTAACTGAAGCTAGAGCTATTTCAACTTGCATGTTTTCTTCAGATGATGTAGTTCTTGATCGCCACACTCCGTTTTTATCCTGAGAAACTGCAATCGTTAACTTTAGAGGTCTACCCTGTGAAACATTGATGTATGCTTGTGGAGGATCTGTTAAAGTATATCCGTGAACTACAAGATAACCAAAGTCTTTATCGAATTCTACCTTCTTGCGTGCAACTCCTCCAGGATTAACGGGAGGAATTTCAGTCTGGTGACCAGCAACTTCAGCTTCATATGCATGCTTCCACTTAATTACAAGTGAATTCGCAGTTAAAAGCTCTTCTCTATTTGCTTCTAGAGCCTTGATGAGCGTCTTATTTTGAGCGTCACTCTTGTCAAGTAGATCCTTAAGATCATCAGATTGCAATGATAACTTTTCGTACAAACCTTTCTGCGTCTCTATCGTAGTATCCTTTGACGCAATCTGGTTTTGAAGTTCAATTACCTTATCATCATTGACTTTCTTTACTACACCAACAATTATCACAGCAGAAAGAAGTAAAGCTACAAAAACAAGTAAAGTAATCTTGACAACTTTATCTGGAATTTCCATATATCCTCACTTCTGTTCCGCTGGCGGAGGAAGCTTCTTGTCTGTGTACCTGCGGGCCACATATGCTCCCAAGGTTGGGGTCAGAAGGGCGCCGATCACACTGCCGTCAATTACTCCTATGACAACCTCCTGGTTACCTATGTGGAAGTGAGAACCCCCTAGAAGCACCTTTATGAGCACCACAGCAAATCCAAGCGTAGCCATTGTTAGAACTGCATCTTTCTTTCCGTCAGTATTCTTAATCCACATATTTTATCCTCCAACATTTAGATGAGCATAACCTTCATCGTCAGTTGTAATCTCTATGATGTTATCAACCATGTCCTTCATTGTATCGAGGTGACTGATAACGATGATATGTTCAAACACTGTTCTTAAGTAGTCAAACATTCTCTGAATGCTCTCTAGATTCTTAGGATCAAGCTTACCGAATCCTTCGTCTATAATGAACATGTTTGTCTTGGGAAGATTGGACATGTTTAGAAGTCCAACTCTGATAGCAAGAGAACCTAAGAATTTCTCTGCTCCGGATCCCAACTCCAAGAGTCTACTCTTGTATTGACCGTACTGAATAAAGAATCTGATGGATTGTTCTTCCGGATCATGTTCTATGTGAACATTGAAGTCTGCAGAGTTGGAGAGAATCTTGTTAATCTCTTCATTGATCATTGGAATCTTCTGCGCAAGAATCTGGTAAGCGATTCCATCCTTGCCCATAGCCTGGCCATAGACTTCAAATGCCGTGCACATATCACGAAGATCTTCAAGCTCTGATATTTGAGAAGAGAGCTTTTCTAGAATACCCTGGTCGGCTCCAAGTAGTCTATCATTAGTCGAGAGATCTTTTTGCAGTTCTTCCAAAGATTTTACGACTCCAATCTTGTTATTCTGGCAATTGCTAATCATCTGATCGTACATCTTATTGTTTTCGAGATCGCCTTCTGCCTTTTCGTACTTCTCCTTGTCGGCCACAGCCTGTTCCTTTTCAGACTGCAGACTTTCAATCTTTAACTTCATATTCTCTATTTGAAGTTTAAGATTATCACTTCGAGATGTTAGTGATTCTTTCTCGCCTGTAAATTCTCTGTATGCATCAAGCTTGTTCTTTAACGGCCACAATTCTTCACGCTCATTATAAAGCGTCAAGTTTCTCTTAGAAAGATCCTCTAACTCTAGTTCTATTTCAGTTATCTTATTCTTAGAATCAAATGCGTTAACCAAGAACTTACATGATGGAAATTTATCACCACATGGTACCTGACCAAGTAATTTGACATTCTCCTTGTGGTAGTTAAGATTGCCTGTCTTTTCATTTGCTCTTATCTTGATTTCACTTATGATCCCGAAAATCTCTTCTATTCTCTTTTCGGCAACTTCGAACTTTTCGAGATCAAAGCGCTGCTCTAACTTAAGAACCTTTGCGAGATCCATATCGACAGCAGCCAGTCTCTCTACAAGCTCTTTTAACTTAATCTCATTTGACTCTATCGAAAGATCAGCTTTCTTGATTCTTCCTGCCCAGTCACCAAGGTCCTTCCAAGATATGTCTACATTTTTCTTCAGTGATGTATAATGAAGAATATTTGCGTCTATCATCTCGAGAGCGTCTGTGTTAGTGGTTATCAACTTATTGATTTCAGCAATTGCTTCCTCTCTCTGCTTTATCTTGAATGTATATTGTTTAATTGCATCCTCAATACCACTTTCCTCAAGTTCATGTAATCTACCAAAGAATTCCTTGCTCTCGTCCTTAGCCAACAATCCCTTCTGAGCAAAAATATCGAGGTCAAAGAACTTGTAGAAGATTTCCTTTCTCTTAGTTTCTTTGACTCCAATAACGTCCATCGGATTCCACTGAGCTGAGAGTGAAGTGAGCATGAAGTCATCGAACGTCCCGAGACGCTGTCTTATGTTTCTTTCAGTCTCTGGTCTAAGAGTTCCTTCTAATGATTCTGTTCCACCAAGGCCGTCCAACATTGAAAAGTTTACAGATGTCTTTCCCCACTCCTTCGACTCTTCCAGCTTTCTTGTGCCATACTTTATTCTTTCAACAGTTCTCTCGATCATGTAATTCTGATCATTCACTGTGATATCAGCGATTGCTGTAGCATTATCCTTGTTATCGTTGATCAGATAAATGTTCTTGTTCACACCCTTAGTTGTAGCATCGAAACACGTCTCTAACAGTATGTCTATAAAGTTAGACTTTCCTGATGCGTTCGGTGCAAAGATACCACTCAACCCTGGAATTTGAGAGAAGTCAATTAGATTATTTTCACCGTAGTTAAAGAAGTTGGACCACAATAGTTTGTTAACTTTCCACTGGATATTTCTTGTTGTATCATCATCCTGTTCTACATGTATCTGATACTTCCTATTAAGATCTAGAACCTTTTGCAGAATCTTTTCACTTAGATTCTTTGGCTTAAGATATTCACGTATGAGCTTTTCTTGTGCATTAAGCTCACGCAAATTTTCTATTGATGCTGTGTCCTTACCAGATGTGGCCTTCTGCATTCCCATATCAACAGCAGACAATGTAATTACATCATAAGGCTTGAACTGAAGCTTTACCTTCTTCTCAATTTCCTTCTGCTGTGCCAACGTTATTGTTACGGGAGGGCTTATTCTTATTCTTGAACCCTCTTCAATTTTCAAGTCTGGAATTGAGAGATCTGTATTCAATCTTATTGTATGGAACTTTCTGCTTCCATCAAGGATATGTGAAGTAACGTTATACTTTGATTTCCCATTCAGTTCCCACAACAGAAACCCTTTTTCAAGCTCTTCTCCAAAGTTTTGCTGAATCAAAGAACCTGGATATGCTATTGTTCTTTCTCTAAAGAATTGTTGTTTGTGAATATCACCAAGGAAAGCGAAGTCTAAACCGTCGAATATTGTCAGATCATGTTCTACCTGAGTCATTCTCCAATTCATATCTGTTACACAGTGAGTAACAGAACCATGGAATAACCCTATGTTAACATCATCCTTTAGCTTAGCCCAATCTGATGGGATTGGATATCGTTCTCTATCTGCTAGTGAGAAAGTCCAGAAATTGTAGTTTACTCCACCACTCTTGAAAGTAAATGACAATCCTGACTTCTTATGCAGGAAAATCTTATCGCTCTTAATGCTGTCAATGATTGGTGTGATCGCATCCTGGCGATCTGCATTCATCATATTCATATCATGATTTCCAAGAATCATGTGATAAGGAGCATACTCACTGGCTCTTCTCATATGCTCCGATGCCATCTCTACGAATTCGGGACTAATCTGAGTCTTTGTATGAGCCGTATCTCCAGTGTTGATTATCAAGTCTGGTTTAATTTGATCAAGCTTCTTATACAAGTTTTCAAAAACTCTCTTGTACTCAGAGTGATACTTCAAATTTCTGATGTGGATATCGCTTATGTGTACTATTTTCAAACTCTGGCCCTCATTCTAAGAATATCTAGATCCGATTTTATTTCGATTGATCTTGATGCAACAGTGTCAAATTCACTCTTCGTCATTTCTCCGACGTCTTTCTTGCCATTGAGATTTACGTAATGACATGTTACACCGTACGATAGAAAATTGTCAATAATGTCTAATTGCTTTTCAAAAGCATCTGTATCCATGGCGAAGTGAACATCTACTCCAGACAGAACTATTTTTGAGAACAACTTTGACCTATAACTAAGTGTGCTTCCTTGGAGTGCTATGGCGTTCTTGCTTATCTTGAAAGCATCGAATGGACCTTCAGTAATTGTAATTGGCTTATTCCAATCAATAAGATAGTCATTAAAGATGATGTCCTTACAAAAATTTCCATTCTTATACTTCTTGGGATTGTTATCGTAAAAAGCTCTACCAGTAAAGAAGTTTAGATGTCCATAATCGTCGAACGACGGAATAATGATCCTGTATTTGTAATCACCATCTTCACAATACCCAAGTTTCCACTTAAGAATATCTTCTCTTTCGATTCCTCTTTCAGAGAGATATCTAACTGCTGCTTTATAATAGGGTCCTGACCATTCTTTTGAAAGTGTTTTAAATTCTATTGGAAGTACAAGTGGATCATACTTCTTCTCC